GTCTTAGAAAGAACATTCAAGAAGCTCTTGTGTCAAAGGTTCGCAAGGCACTCGATATCAAAGAAAAGAAGATTGCAAAGGGTCTGATTGAAGCTGCCACGAAGACTTCTCTTAGAGAAGACTATAAAGATTTGGCAAAAGTTGCCAAGAATGATCTTGCGCGAGTGGAAAAATACGCATCCTCAAACAAAAAAGAGGCCGCTAATGCAGCGAAGACTCTTGTGGCCACTGTCAAACAACTCATCAGTAAAGTTCCAGAATTGTCCCTGGCAACTGATGTACTAGAACATGATGTCGAAACTCTTAGCAAGGCGCTGTCGTCAGGAACTTTTTCCTCTCAAGAAAAAAAACTGGTAGATAGAATTTCAAAGCTATTGTCGCAGCCATTATCATTGGATGAGTCTGTGTCGAGGACATCTTAAAGACGGGATATAAGTCCAATGAAACTCATTTGCGAAATCACAGAAGAGATTAAGGTAATCAAAGAGGGTGCTGAAGATGCACCTAAGAATTACTTCATCGAAGGTATCTTTCTTCAAGCAGAGCTGAAGAACAGAAACGGACGCATGTATCCACAAGAGATGCTTCAGCGAGAGATTGGCCGTTACGTTACAGAGTATGTAGAAAAGAAGAGAGCTTTTGGTGAGCTTGGCCATCCAGATGGTCCTACGATCAATCTAGATCGTGTGTCGCATATGATTACAGACCTTCGTGAAGACGGTAGCAACTTCATTGGCAAAGCAAAGATACTCAACACACCAAATGGAAACATCGTCAAAGCACTGATCGACGAAGGAGCAAGGCTTGGTGTTTCTTCTCGCGGTATGGGATCTATTCGAACAGAAGGTCACGACATTCAAGTTGTGCAAGATGATTTCTATCTTGCTACTGCTGCTGATATTGTTGCAGATCCTTCAGCACCAGATGCGTTTGTAAATGGTATCATGGAAGGCAAAGAGTGGGTGTGGCAGAATGGCATACTTAGAGAGCGTGATATTGCAGCTCTTCATAAGACTATCAAGAAAGCACCAAAAAAAGAGATCAAGAAAGTTTCCATAGAAGCGTTCGAAGCGTTCATGAAGAAGCTAGAAAGCAAGTAACATCCAACCTGAGTATAAATACAGGTATTGTTATGATGCTTTTACATTATCATTTCCACGAATAGGACATTAGATGGCAAACAATCTGTACGATAAAGCCCGCGAGGCTTTTCTAAGGGGTCAAATAAACTGGCTGAGTGACTCAATAAAAGTTGCTCTTATTGGTAAAAAAACATCAACAGCTTCTCTTTATGTTGCCAAAACATCTGGCATCGGCTCTCATCAATATCTATCTTCTATACCAGAAGAAAACATACTTGCGAGAGAAACTTTAGTTCGAACATTAAACGCGAGTCAAAACGACGCAGAAAACGGTGTTGCAGGTGGTAGCCAAGTACAATTTACGAACATATCAGGGTACATAACAGGAATCGTAATATATAAAGACACATCGATGCGAAGCACATCTCCTCTAATCGCTTTCATGGATGACATCAATACAAGCACAGATCCTTTAACAAATGAGACTGTTACTATACTGTGGTCTAATACCGATAAAATATTCAGGCTCTAGTAATGACTTTGGATCTGAGGAACACATACATCAAACAACCATCGGAACAGATTCCAATCGAAGTCAATTTTGGAAGTTTGAGCGTTCTTCCCAGAGGCGCTAAAGAAATAACAACAGCTACAATCACAGCAAAGAAGTGGCACAGAACACTTCCACAAACGGTGACAGACGCTCCAGAGTTTTTGGATCAGTCTACACTCACGATTCTGAATCCAACAAAGTGTAAAGTTCGTTTCCATGTAAGAGACGGACTTGACGGCTACAACTATCAAGTCACCCTAAAAGTGACGTTCGATAATGGAGCAAAGTTGGAAGAGGAAGTGCAAGTGCATGTCATCGAGCGATAAGATGGCAGTTTTATAAATAACTGTAAACCTACAATGGATTTTTAGTTCAGGAGTAATTACAATGGCAACAAAGAAATTTCTTAAGGCAATTCGTGAGAGTGCTGAATCAGATCTTCCGACAAACGCATCGGACGCTTCTGCCGAGCTTGCAGATTCTCTTAGTGGCAAGGTAGGTGCTCGTGCAGTAAAGGGCGCTCATGATGGAGTAAAAGCAGTTGATAGCACATCGGCTGTTGCTGCTGGAAAGAAGAATACTGTTGCTACAGAAGAAGTAGAAGATGACGAGAAGGATGCTGTAAAGGAAGCTGCTGAGGCGGATCTTCCTACAAGTGCTTCTGCTGCAAAAAGTTCTGTTCCCGATTCCCTAGATGAGGAAGAGGACGAGGATGAGAAGAAGGCTGTTGCTGAGTCAGATGATGCTGATGCAGAAGACAAGGCAGTAACAGAGGAAGAGGACGAGGATGAGAAGAAGGCTGTTGCTGAGTCAGATGATGCTGATGCAGACGATGACGTAAAGCTCTCGGAAGAGGAAGAGGAGAAGCTCGACGAAGAGGAAGAGGAAGATGTTAAGGAAGCAGCAGATGCCCTGACAAAGGATGAGAATCTTCCAGAATCATTCAAGACTAAGGTTGCCGCAATTTTTGAGGCAGCAGTAAAGAGGGCAGCAAACAAGAGAACTGAGGCATACAAGGCCAAGTTGTCTGAGGCTTACAAGGCTAAGCTCGCTGCCAAGAAGAAGACAATTTCAGAAACCCTTGTCAACAAAGTCGATGGTTACCTCGATTATGTTGTAGAAGAGTGGATGAAAGAAAATGAAGTGGCGATTGAGAGTTCGCTTCGTTCCAATGTGACTGAGAAGTTTATCACTGGACTGAAGACTCTTTTTGAGAACCACTACATTGAAGTTCCCGCTGAGAAGGCTGATGTGATTTCTGAGCAGGAAAAGAAGATTGCTACACTTGAGAAGGAGCTTAATGATCAGCTCGTAAGAGGCGTTGAGCTTCGCAAGGAAAATATCCAGCTCAAGAAGGCAAACATAATCAAGAAGCACACCGAAGGGTTGACTGTAAGTGATGCAAGTAAGTTTGCAGAACTCTGTGAAGGGGTCTCATTCGACAATGCAAAGACTTTCAGCCAGAAGCTAAAGGTAATTAAGGAAACTTATTTCCCGAAGAGCCCTAAGAACTCTGGTGACTTGGACGCTTCTTTATTGACTGAGGGCGGTATCGAGCATGTAGAGGCAACTCCAACAACGGAAGTTGACGTATATGCAGAAACCATTTCGAGAATGTTGAAAAGATAATAATGCTAAATAATGGATAGAAAACTATAGGGTATATTGTTTAATTTTTAGGAGAACTAAGATGTATCTCACCGATGAACTTCAAAAGAAATGGCAGAAGGTCCTTGATCACCCGGAGCTTCCGAGTGTAAAGGACGCTCATAAGAGGGCGGTTCTTACTGTTCTCCTTGAGAATCAGGAGACCGAGGCTCGTAAGGAGCGCGGTATTATCACCGAGGGGGCACCACAGAACGCAGGTCCTCTTGGAACACCTGAACTCGGAGCAAGAGGAAATTCAAGTGTTGCAGCATATGATCCAGTTTTGATCTCGCTGCTTCGACGTGCGCTTCCAAATCTCGTAGCGTTTGATATCTGTGGTGTTCAGCCGATGAAGGCTCCCACTGGTCTCATCTTCGCTATGAAGAGCAAGTACACAACTCAAGCTGATCCCCTCGTAAACAATGTACGAATCGATAACGAGGCGCTGTTTAAGGAAGCCAACACAGCACATTCAGGAACAGGAACTCACGCTGGTGATCCTTTCGATGCTGGCGCTGCAAACGTAGGGCGCGCACTTCGTTCGGAAGATGGTGAGAAGCTCGGAACTGGAGCAGCTCTCAGTTCTGATGCTGGTTCTGCTGCAAAAGAGTTTGCTGAGATGGCGTTCTCAATCGAGAAAGTTAGCGTAGAAGCTAAGACTCGCGCACTCAAGGCTGAGTACACGATGGAGCTTGCTCAGGATCTTAAGGCTGTTCATGGTCTTGATGCTGAGACAGAGCTTGCTAACATTCTTTCTGCTGAGATTCTTGCTGAGATCAACCGTGAGGTAGTTCGCACAGTATTCAACAGCGCAAAGACTGGAGCTCCTGCTTCGCAGGTTGCAGTTGAAGGAACATTTGATCTTGACGTAGACTCGAACGGACGTTGGTCTGTTGAGAAGTATAAGGGTCTCATGGTTCAGATTGAGCGCGAAGCCAACGCAATCGCTAAGGACACTCGTCGCGGTCGTGGTAACATTCTCATTTGCGATAGCGATACCGCAAGTGCTTTGAGTGTTGCTGGTCTTCTTGATTGCGGATCTGCTCTCAAGGATTCTCTCTCTGTAGATGATACTGGAAACACTTTCGTTGGAGTTCTCAACGGACGTTTCAAGGTATACATTGACCCATATGCTACTAAGAACTTCTTGGTTGCTGGATTCAAGGGCGCAAACCAGTATGATGCTGGATTGTTCTATTGCCCATATGTTCCACTCCAGATGGTTCGCGCTGTTCACCAGGACAGCTTCCAGCCAAAGATTGGATTCAAGACTCGTTACGGTCTTGT